AGTGTCCGCCACTGTCGTGGTAGACCTGCCAGTGCATTGATCCGTTACGAGAAAAGTCAAATAGCGTCCGGTTGCCGTCAGAGTCTGCCTTTATAGAGTGACCGTTAGGGTTAAACTCAAGACCTTTAAGGGACTCAATATCACCGGTAACTTGTAGGTTGCCGCCTATATCGACATCCTTGTTTTGATAGATCTCCATAGCGATAACGGTGGTGTTATTGCCCGGAGAAAAGATGAGGCTGTCGTCATTAGCTCCATCCATCCAGATCTCATATTGCGCTACTGAATTTTTGAGAGTAATCCCAACATCACGGTCATTAGTATTCTCAATGATGAGATCGTCCCGATGTCCACCGTCATAGGTGTTATACAGATGTAGTAGCTCACCACCTGATGTAGTTCGATTTATCTGGAATGGATGGCTTGAAATGAACTCGTAGTTAGTCGAATTCCACGTAAGTGTCGCATCCGTCGAAGCGTTGACCGCATCCTGAATCGTGATACCCGCACCATCGGCTGAGCCTGACGTGTCGCCCGTACCGTAGTTAAGAACGATGTTTTTGTCTTCGACCTGAAGAGTGGCTGTGTCGAGAGTTGTGGTCGTACCCTGAACAGTGAAGTTGCCTGAAACAGTCAGGTTGCCACTCTCATCCAGATACATGAGCTGGCTACCACTGCCTGAGTTGGCGTTTGTGGTCCACTTAAAGTAGCGGTTTGTATCGTCATTATCGGTATCGATATTGAAGGTCATCAACTCATAAGCATTGATGTGACCCGATGATGAGTCGGCGGTGCCCATGAAGATTTGACCGCCCTCTACTGAGAGATCACCGTCCAGCGCCACATTGCCGGTAAACGCGGCATGTTTGTCCTCGTCTAATGTTAGAACTAAGCGATGAGCGCCATTACCGTTACCGGCGTTAGACGTGTAGAACTCTAAATCTGATGAGCCGTCATCGCTTGAGCTTCTGACGCCCTGTATCTTTGCGCCGTACTGCGTTCTTGATCCTGCTGATGCAGAGGTTTGGAAAACAATCCCTGCACCGCCGCCGACCGTGTTTGTTCCTGAAACATCAAAATGATGCACGTATGGTGAGCTACTCATCGCAACGTCAGTAGAAATCGTACCGACCGACTCTATGTTTCGAGACGCATCAATAATTGTTGATGAGCCGTGAGTAAGCTTTGAGGTAGAACTCAGGTTTAGGTTTGTACTCGCCAATACCTTGACTGATTTTGTGGCGCTTCCGCCTTCAATCTCTAGTCGCTGTACTTCGCCACCACCACCATCTAAACCACCAGATAAGACGATCTTTCCAAGCGGAGTCCGGTTAGTAAACTCGACATAGCTTGCGTTATTAGAGCGATGGAAGTTAAGCCAGTTGCGCTCAGAATCTACATTGTTTTCGATCGGTGCATAGGTGCTTGCACCAATACCCATTGTCGAATTGAAGAACACCTGAGTGTTCTTAATGTTAATATCTGAGTTGGTGATGTTAAGGCGCTCATTACCACCAGTCTTGATGACAACCTGATCGCTGAAGAAGTTGATGCCTGTATTCTCGTCACCTCTGTGGCGAATACTTTGAGTGATATCTAAGTTATCGCCCTGAACCGTTAAATTACCGGTTGTCGTAAGATTCGGAACGGTAAGATCACCAGTCATCGTATCCCCAGAGATGGAGACCGATTCGGTGTCGGCGGCTGACTGAGCCTGTGAAGCAATGTCATCTAGAGCGGCGGCTACTACTCGCAGGGCGACAGAAGTCCCAGAGTCATGACTCCGAGCTGTAGTACCGTCCTGTCCACGAACTGCTGTAAAGGTATTCGACGATACCGCCGTGACCTTAACAATCTCTGAGAGAGACCCTTCTCCGATAGAGGCGTAGAAGTAATCTCCCGCTCCAAGAGTGGGGAAGCTACTTGCGTCAGTGACTGAAATCGAAGTAGCGGAGTTCGTCAGACTGCTGGCTAACGTGGAGCTAGCCAGGTTAGCGAATTTAACAGCCATGGCTTACCCTTTTTTAACTGGCGGAAACGACCCACGAAATCGTTAGAGAATCCGATGGAGATTTATTAATCTCGCTAAATACAGTCCGGCAAAGCATTGTTCCGCCAGAGCTTGCATTAAAGATTCCCGCTTCGGTAATTGCCGCCGAGCTTGAGGGTGTTCCTGCCGAAAAGGTCGCCACGTAGGTCACGTCGTTGTTTGTAGCAGTGGTGCTGGTCAAAGCAACACGAGCAGACTGAGAACCTAGCGTTGTATCGCCAGCCGCAGCCGCTGTAGTGCCTGTACCAATCGCCATGTGAGACATAACGCTTGATGAGGTGCCAGCCATACGAGACGCAACGAAGTTCTTGCCTGTTGTAACTACAAGGTTCTTGACGGATTCACGCTGCTTTACTGTGCCGTCTTCAGCAGTGACGACGATTTCTAGCCGTCCTTTGAGGGTTAGATCATCTTTGATCATTGGTTTCTCCACTTATTCAGCATTTAGCAAAACAAACCCCAAGATGCCCTTGTTGAGCTGGGAGCTTGCTACTAATGGCTGGACGACAATTACTTCGCCCATGCTTACGCTGTCAGAAATGCCTTTCCGTGGAGACAGCACGGGTGTGTCCGTTACAGCAAAAGAATCATCCTCAGACTTGGACACTGTAAACGCCTGAGATTCCTGCACAATTATCGCATCGGAACGCGATGAATTAAAGTCAAACGTATGGCTATCCGTCATACCTGAAAGCGCATCTGTCAATGCTTTCGAGGTAGAAATCGCCACATCTTCAGACATGTTAAAGGAGTCAAGGACCGCCTTGACTGCACTCATTGCCTGAGAATCGCTGAACCCGTAGGTGTCGGATACAGACTTAGCAAACGCCATCTCTGGCGCATCGGTAAACGAGTAGGCATCTGCAAGGACTTTAGCCATCTGCATGGCGTGGTCATCCTGCATGACGTAGACGTTGGTCTTTGCCGCGCCTGCTTCTTTGTCTATCTGGTTGAAGTCATCCAGTGTGAAGAAGTCCTGAAGCGCCTTTGCAAAGTCAGACGCCAGTGACTCAATCATTTCTGTGTCGTCTGTCGGCGAGCCTGACACATTGGTTGCATTGGGCTGGAAATCGAAAACGAACGAGAACGGATCTCGCGTCACGGAGATTGCTTGACTCAACGAGAACGAATCGGCATGCGGTGTTTCTACAAACAACGATGGGGCATCAGCAAGACTATATGAATCTGCTTTTACGAACGTGCCCGAGTATGCAAGCGCCTCGTTCATTGGGACGGTGTCGGTGACAGGCTTGTCTACACCTATAGCCTGATCGTCGGTAAAGCTGTAGCTGTCAGCAAAATTTCGGTTGAAGTCCACGGCAAGGTGGATACTTTCCGAAACACCAAACTGATCGCTCTGAAACGTCGATACCTCGAAGGCTTGCGCCTCGGCAAACGAGAAAAAATCGCTTACGGGTCGCTCGAGGTTGATGTCAACATTTTCTGAGAACAGAACTGAGTTGACGATGTTTTTTCCGACATTGAAGGTCTGGTCGTCAACGAACGCAAAGGTGTCGAAGTACGACGGTTCGATCTGGAATGTCTGACTGTCGCCAAAACCAAAGTTGTCGGTGAAGAAGTAGACGGTACGCTCTGCGTTGACGTGAACATCGTGCAGGTAAAGGTTGCGCCAGTGGGGTGACGCATACAGCTTTCGGTAGTCTACTGAGGTGTGGAGAGTTCGATGTGCGACCTGCGCGAAGAGATCCCGATCGACGATGATCGCGGCAAACTTTCGCTGTGTCGCGGTTACATAGAGCTTCCTGCTCGATACATCTGCGACCAGCCGTCGGAACTTGACCTCGGCATGGATCGCCATCTACTTACCCGAACTGGCTGCGTACTTTGAACTTGATCAGATCAACCACTGTCTGTGTTCGGGAGTTCGAATCAGTAAACTCAATCTCTCCCTCTAACACGCCCGTCGTATCCAGAGTGTCGCTGTCAAATACAAACGTCACCTTACCCGCACTCGCATCAGTGACAGTACCCAGAATGGTGTCTATCAGTGTCGTCTGACCTACCTGACGCACGCGCATACGCACAGAGCCTCCTGCGAGGTTGAGTGGCGCAAATGTTGTGGGGTCATCCGGGTCAAGCGTAAGACCTTCACCGGCAGTGTTCGAATCCTTGAGAGTGATCTCGATCTCAGGAAGCTGGTCGCCTTGGACCAAATCTATCGTGGTTATATAAGCCATTAGATAAACGCCCTCGGTTTGCAGGTAAGCGTACCGCCACTAAAGCCGTACTTGACCTGTCTTACTGTGCGACCCACCTCTCTCTCATAGAGGGACCGGTTTGATGATGCCGCCCCCATGTCAGCAAAGGGCTGACCCGCCATCATCTGAAGTCGGTACAACGCGCCATGTACGATGGTCTCGCGGTATTCCTTACCAATTGTGTCAGGTATAGAGGTGCTGGTTGCGGTTGGCTTTACGCTGTAAACAACCCGGAACGAGCTGTTCTTGTTTGGGATAGGCGCGAGATAGAAATCAGTATTGTCGCGCTGGGCGTAGTACCGAGGCGTGCCTTTCTCTGTCTCATTACCTAAACGACGGATCAGTTCGTTGTAGCTGATGGGGCGCAATGCTGTTTTGTCATCAAAGATATCGACGATGTGATTGAGTTCTGTGCCCGCAGGGATGGTCACGGCATACTCGTTCACGCCCTCGATGATTGTGATGAATTCGGGTTCTGGGATATACACGTCAGTACGCTGACAGAAATCAATGGCGGTATCCCGTACCGCTCGCTCGATCAAGAAGTCGGGGGCACCGCCTACCTCCGGCTTCACGTATAGGGTGAAGTCAGAGTATTTCATTACATTCTCCCAGCGTTACGGTCTGGAGTATTTGGCATCGGAGTTGATGCTGCGTCTGCGTTGGTCTTGATTCCCAGGGCGTTGGCGAATGATGAGTAGTGCATCATGCTTCGCTCTGCGTTACCTGCGTACTCAGAGTCCTTCTGATATGCACGATAGAGTATGTAATCTAATATACAATTCGCGTACACGTCATCCAAAGAGATGGTCGTTGTATCGGTAGCAAAGTTACTGATTGACACATCAGAAGGCGCCGAGCTGTACACAATCTCGAGAGAGTGCGTGCCCGAAACAGCCTTTGGATATACATAGAAACGCTTGGGATCAGCTGGATCGTAGATGAAATGCTCGATCTTGTTTGTTCCCGCGGCTGTCTCGTGCCAGTTAGGAAGCGTTTCGTCGAGGATCTTGCGGTCCACCTGTGTTACTGCACGTCCACCAACGTTACGAACAATCTCGATCAGGCGAAGAGCGGCAGCAGGGAGTTCCTGCTTGCTACCGTTCGCACATGAAAACGATTCGTTGACCATCTTGGCGTCTGGTCGGTGAAGTACTACTTCTTTCTGCGCGTCGTTGAAGAACTTCAGAAGCTCATCGTTTGGGAAACGAACGTTCGTGTTGTCCTGCAAGATGATCGAAGCGCGGTCTAGGATGTCTACTACCTTAGTCGTTGCCATCACTCATTCTCCCACTCGATAACTTCAAAATTAGGGTTGCTTTCCCAGTTAGGAAGAGGACCAAAGGTGTTGCCGGTCTTTTTGTTTCGGATGGTGCGCGGCACCTTCTTCACTTCCACCTTCTCAGGCTCTGGGTCTTTTGCTTTCTTCGCGAGACGGTCGAGTTTGTCCTCGAGCACTTCCAACGGTGAACGTCGGTCAAGCTTGACGCCGTACTTCTCTTTTGCCTCTTCGAAGATTTCGTCTTTACGAGTCTTATCAGCCATCTCTTAATCCTTAAAAACTGGGGGGCTTGCGCCCCCCGGACGGTCTTAGACCTTCCACTTACCTACAGCGAGGCAATCAGGAGTGACTACGGAACATCCGTAGACTTTCAACCCTCTGACAGCATCACCAAAAGTAGTCTCGAGGCGTACAGTTTCAGTGTTAGTGAACTGTGACGCGAACGTGATTGCCTTTGGGTGACCCGCAAGAATGTGGGTGTAAGTAGCATCGTCGCCAATAGTTGGCGTGTGGAGAAGGTTTGACTGATAAACAGTGAAACGATCTACCATGCCTACCTGACCGTTACGGAGAGGCGAAGTTGCGTCTCCAGTCAAGTAAGCCTGACGCAGCTCAGATTGCTTCAGCATGTTGATCATCGATGGAGGGAGGACGATGTAACGACCTTCCTCTGGGATGTTCAACCCATCAAGCTCTTCTGAGATCTCGAGGATCTTGCTCAAGATGTTTGAAGAAGTGATGGTTGTCTGTGCTGTAGTTGTAGTTGCATCTCCGATGACAGACGAAAGTACGTCAGTCTCAACAGCGATACGCATACCTTCAGCCGCATCACCAGATGCTGCTTCGAGCATGTTGATGTCAGCTTGCGCTGCCAACACGTCATCGACCTTGAAGCTGTAATACTTAGCCTTGTCGATCAAAAGCTCGACGGTGCCAGTCTGCAACTCTTGAGTTGAAACTGTACCGGCGTAGTCGTTGATTGTTACAGCGGGTACTGTACGAATCGTGACCTTGTCGCCTTGACCTGAGATTTCGCCCTCGTACTCTGTATTAGAGATAGCGGGCATGACTGATGCAGAGTAAAACTTAGCCTGCAACAACTTGGAGAACACCTCTGGAATAAAGTTTACTTCAGAGGTAGCTCCGGTACTAAAGAATGAAAATGCCATGATAATTCCTCACAAGAGAATTAGCGGCGAATTGCTCCCTGTTCCATTGCTTTAAGAATCTCATTTTGGTGCTTCATAAATTCTTTGTTCGGCATCCTCATGATCTCTTCAACAGTCCAGTTGCGCTTTTCACCAGTAACGTTTTGGCTTCTGGCTTTCGGCATTTTGGGTTCTGCAACCGCTCGTGCCTTTTCCAGAGACCGCTCTTGCGGCGTCGTAGTTCTC